CTTTTGGATTCAAAAAGTAATCAATAATTTCTGATTCGTATTCAGTTACCCATTCACGATTGCCCAACTTCTCTGCTCTTGGACCTGCAGCCATACCTCTGTTCTGAGTTTCAGTTGCTGCTTCACGGAGACCAAAGTACGCTTGGTCTTGTTGTTCTTTACTGAAATAGTTCTTGCGGAACTTTAAAACAATTCTGTCTTCAGAGTAAGTCAACTCTGGATGTCCAGGAATTTCTGGCATATAAACATCACAATCCTCTTCAATGAGGAAATCATAATGAGACTCATCTGGGAATTGTCCCATCATATGAGACATATCATGTTTCTGTTTTGCTACGATTACCTTAGTCATATTCTCTCCTAAAACTTAAATCCTTCGAATGATTCTGCCTTTTGTCTGCGACCAAAATTACTCTTATCAAACATTGGTTCATCGTCATCATTCTTCCCTGAGTCACTCAGAGTTTGTGCCGATGCTTCTACATCATACAGTTTCATCTTCGCTCGATCAACTCCAATAACAAATCTCTTATAGAAACTTGGATCGTTATAGCGATTCTTTAACTGCTTAACAATAATCTGATTCAATCCTTCCAACTCCTCATTGCTGACCAAAGCAAACATAAAGTCAGCTGTCGCTGGCAAACCAAAAGATTCAGAGGTATCTTCAAGTCCTGGATCCGAGTTTGTGAATCCAGAACGAGTCGTTTGAGTGGCTGATACAATTGGAACATTATACTCAACTGCCAATCCTCTTAACTCTTCTGCAATGCTCTTAATATATGTATAAGAGTTAATACTTCCACCTTGCTTCATTCGTTGACTCGCACAAATATTGAGGTAGTCAATAAAGATAATGTCAGGTTTAAATTCTCGTTTCAACTTTAGTTCTTCCAGCAAAGCACGGAAGTGACCAGAGTGAGCACCAGCAGTTGGATATTCTTTGACAATTAGTTTACCTTTAGTCTTGCTTATAATCTTAGCAATACGACTTTCGTAGATATCCCTGTCAATAACTTTCAGTTCATCCATGGTTAGGTTAAGAAGATTCGCATCAATCCTTTCAGCGATTCGCTCTTCTGCCATTTCCATAGTTATGTATAAGACATTTTTACCTTGGGTTAGACAACCAGCACCCACATGGCACATAAACAAAGACTTACCAACACCAGTGCCAGCAAGACAAATGTTAAGGGTTTTCTTTGACAGCCCACCCTTAGTGATTTTATTGAACATGTCAAGGTCGAATGCAACCTTCTCTTCCACCCTGTGATAAAAATCATACCTTTCATTGTGGTCATCAAGATAGTCGTGACCAATATGATTATCAAATGAAACGGCAAGAGCATCAGAAAGGATAGATGGGATAGCATCTTTCGTTTGGTGCTTGTCGTTGCCGTCAATGATTCTGATTGCTGAGAGAACTCCATTATAAATTGCCCTATCTTTACAAAACTTTTCAGTGTGTTCTAACATCCAGTCTGTGTTGACTGGTTCTTGACTCAATGTGTTAATAAAGTCGCCAAGTTCAGACAACTCTTTATCGTTGAGGTCTTTCCTATTGCTAATTTCAATCTGTAGGATTTCTTTGGATGCTGGTTTGTTATACTTCGTGAAGAAAGAAACAATCTCGTCTGCCAAGATTACTTCTTTGCGCTCTGCAAAATATTCTTTCTTGATAAATGGAATTACTTTACGACAATAGTTCTCATCAAATATCAGATTGCTCAGAATCTTTTGTTCTATTCGCATCAATTTCTGTTCCGCCTGTATATGTTAAATTGTTTTCTTCCACACCTTGATGCAGTAATTCTTGTAGGATATCACCTATGTATGCTTCAAAAGGTTTGAAGTCTGTCATACCTTTGTCAGCATTCTCAAGTATCTCATACTCAAACTTTAAATGCAAGGAGTCATTTGTTTCGTCTGGATCGAATGACACCTTTCCATATGTATAGATTATACCTTCATAAGCACCATCAGTCAACTTAATTGCTTGAAGTCCACTGTGTTTGTGTTCAAGAACTTGGTATCTAAAATTACTCATCGAACTCTAACTCTTCCAATGCTTTATCAAGGTCATCTTCTTGCATCATCTGTCCACCTTGACCAATTGAATACTTACCCTTTACAAAATCATAGAATGTTTTGCTTGTAAGAATTGATAACCAAAAGTCTTTGTTGTCAGTTTCTTTGATGCGATATTTCTTGGCTTCTACTTCACCAGTCTCTGGATCGCACTTGGAATACCATCCGTTGCTTGGTTTGACCACATGCTTGGATTCAAGAGCAAGGTCAAGTAAACCAGACCACTTACTGAGACCACCATCAAAAGATACAGAAACAGGAATTTTAGATTTTTCTTTAACATAACGACTCTTCTCTACATTGATAATAAAATTGTATCCTACGATTTCAGTACCTTCTTTTTCTTGCTGACGACCAAGAATGTAAACATTATCTGCTGAGTACATCGCACCAGTGCCACCACCCACGATGGCTTTCGGAAACATTCCGATCTCCATATATGTATGGTTCACTACAACCAGTGGAATATCTTTCAAGTTCAAATGTGGAGTTACCATACGGAACAGCGACTTCATCTGCTTTGCTCTTGACATATCTGCAACAGACTTGCCTTCCATGGCATCTTCAACTTCTTTCTTGGAAGCCAGATTACCAATAGAGTCAATGACAATAATTAAGTGGTCACCACGATCTACATTGGACAACTGTTGCATAATGTCAAACTTCAATTGTTCCACATCAGTCAGCGGAGTATGAACAACTCGCTTTGTATCAATACCAAATGTATCGAAGTAAGACTGCGGAGTACCAAACTCTGAATCATAGAACAACAATGCTGCATCTTCATACTTGTCCATGTAGGACTTTGCCATTAGCAATGAGAATGCAGTCTTAAAGTGTTTACTTGGACCAGCCCACATTGTAATTCCTGGAGTGAGTCCACCATCAAGACGACCAGATAAAGCCACATTGATGATTGGAACAGAAGTAGGAATCATATCCTTCTTCTTAAAGAACTTTGATTCAGATAGAATCGCAGAGTCTTTGATAGTTGTATTCTTTTTAATTTTGTCTAGTATGCTCATATTAACCTTTCAGGAATTCTAACAATTTTTCTTCTGTGACTAAGCCAATTTGTCGTCTGATTTCATTTCCCTTATCATCAACTAAAACCATAGTTGGAACAGATCGAACTTTATATTCTTGAGCCATCATCATCTCATTATCAATATCGTATTCTTCAATGGGAATATCAATCTTATCTTTTGCACCATTGATAATCATGGACAAACCTTTGCATGGACCACACCACTCAGCATAAAATTTTAACAGCTTCATTTATATCTCCTATTATACAGTAACTTTTGTTGCAAGGCAACTATGGATTGTTCTTGGAATGTGGAACATCAAACACAAATGTAATACGAACTACATCACCAACATTCTTGGTTCCATGTGACAGTTTATTGTTGAACCAAAACAGATCTCCTGCATCGATCTTTACAGATTCTCCACCAACAGTATAAACATATGAACCTTGTATTGCAAGATGGTATCTGTCTCTTGTTTGGTAGTAACTACCAATATCGATATGTTGCCCAACTTCTCCACCAATCGGTAAAGAAAGGAATCCACATCTATCAAATTTCTTAAAGTTTCGTTTTAAGAATCCTACAATGTCTGTGTGTCTATTATACGCTGGAGTTCTACTAGATATTTCACTGTCACCAACATAGTCTTCTTTAGTTGCAACAACACCCACAACTAATTGTAATACACCTGCTTGAACTGCAGGAAACCCTTGATCATTAACAAGATCTCCTACACCTTCCATATTCTTTTGCGAACCCCAGTCCTCTGGATATTGATGTAACTGTTTCAGTATCTTAGAAACATTGATACCTTTTTTGATAACTCTAATGTTAGCCAAAGAAATCCTCCAATGAACTTTCTTCTTGAGTTTTCCAACCCAATGGTTCAATTACAATTTGTAGTGCATCCAAGAATACTTTCTCAAACATCTTGTCATAATCTATGTATGATTCTAATTTAAACTCTTTTGGCAGAACCTGAGGGAATGCAATTACATCTTCTTGAAAAGGATTCGGAGTGCGGACATATACGAAACGAATCTTATCACCATCACGGATTGGTTGATACTTCTTATCTATTCCCATACGCTTACAGTGGTGATTGAACAGCAATGCACCACGAACATGGATTGGTGTACCCTTTGTA